TAATAAATCATCATATTTTAATTTCATTCTAAAATACCACCCTTAAACCACCTTGTTTTAATCCAAGGAATCCTCCAAATCTAGCAGTATTATTTCTAATTTCACAATCATCAAAAGTCCTATTACAGGAGAAATAGGACCCGTATTCAAAGGTATTAGGTATAAAATCTTCCGTCCATCTTGCTATGCCTTTTGAAATACGAAATTCATCAAGCCAGCAATTACAATAGGAACTATTATTATAATTAGCAATATGAATATCTTCTGATAAATCAGGCATTGTAATCCCTGTTAAATCTGTACCAACTCCAGTGGTTACACCATCTATATATGTTTTTAAAATATTTCCATTCCTAACAACTGCTACATGATACCAAGTATTAGGAGTTATTACCCACGGTTCTGAATGTAAAAATAAATAAGACACATAATTTTCAGCAACAATAACATAAATGGTAGAATTAGCATATCCTATTGTAATCCGTCTATTATCACGTGTTCCTTGTGTGTATATATCGTGGTAAGTACCTTCCAAGGGCTTCCATTTTATACAGAAATCAATAGTGAAGTTACCTGTACCAAAATTCCAATCATCGGAGTCAGGAATGGTAAGATAATCTGTTGAACCATTAAAATAGCCACTTGCATCACCAAATTTAGGATCAGTTGCACTTAGAGCAGCACTACCCTGAGCGGTTACGGTATGAGGCACAGGAGCTGAATCGGTAAAAACGGTAGGCGTACCAATACCGTTCATATGGAGCATTAATTTAGTATATGAGTCTATAGGTTCTGTATAACCACATTCTATCCCTTTAAATCTCCAATTACATGCTGTAGCTATATACCTATATAGAGGAAATCTTCTTCTTATAGGGTTAGGCATACCTAAAGTAAATGTTACCCAAAATAAATCAGAGGATGTTCCTACTACATCAAATTCCCAAGTTAAATCAGCATAGTTAGAAGAGAGATTGTCCACATTAACTACCCTTAAAATTATGGTAGAACCTATTGCACCATCTAAATCTTCTAAATAAGATTGTAATAACCTGGTTACATTTGTAATCCTTAAGGATACAAATGGTAATTCTCCTTTGACATTTTCAGTATTACTATCTATATCAAAAGCTGTAGCTGTGTATAATTGTGCTAAATTATCTGAATGTTTGAAAAAACTTATATCCTCATTATTATTAACTAAATAAAATATAGTACCATCGGTAAGGGTTACATCCAAAAATATCAGCCAGGCTGAGGTATTTAATTGGTTTTTTTCTAATAATAATTCTTCAGGAAGTGTTTTCATTATACCTCTATAAAATCAAGTTCTGTACTATACCTATAATTATTACCATAAACATCGGTATTAATTATTGGGGGTTTAGCGAAAGTAACTGTTAAGGTTGTTAAAGAAACAGGATGAATCCATTCAAATGGTAATTCTCCACCATCTGTATCAGTATCATAAAATGTTCTAAGTAACCCTATATCATTAGAATTCAAATTTTTAAAAGGAATAGTATATTTTCTTCTAACCCTACTATACTCTCTTCTTGCTACCTGGTAACCTTCTTCTGGTTTAGTTCTTACTGTTGAATCTTCCCTATCTTCTTTTAATGGGTAAGTAGGTAACATAGAAAGTGTTGGAAAATTTAATTCGCTCATTTTTCTTCTCTCTTCAACGTATCAGACATCTCTTCCAATGCTGCTGCTATTGCTCTAACGGAATCCCAGCCATTATTGCTCCTGTAATTCAATACTAGTTGAATATCTATATTCATCACCAAAGAAATCTAAACTAAATATAGGTGGTTTAGTAAACCTAACTACTACCACAGTAGAGGAAGCAGGTTCTACCCAATCAAAAGCTATAGCACCACCATCAATAGTATCATCAAAAAAAGTATCTAATAAATCTTTATCATTTTGAACTAAATTTTCATACCCTAAAGTAAACAATCTTCTAGTTCTAGAAAATCTACGTCTTGTAATGCTATACCCACCTTCCATTTCAGACCTGATAACAGCATCTTCTCTATCCTCTTTTAATGGGTAATTTGGAGTTATTGAAAGTGTGGGAAAAGTTGGCATTATTATTCCTTATTTTTTCTAGATTTGGGTTTTCTCATGTTCTGTTTAGCTTCCTCTGAGTGTTTAAATCCTTTAGGCCTACTAACTTTACCCATATGGGCTATACTCATATTATGCCGAGCTTCTTCACTCCTCTTCTGTCCTTTGTTACTTTCACTTATTTTTCTTCTATGTTCTTCTGTTTGTTTTCTTCCTTTAATCCAAGGAATTTGCCCTTTATTAGCCTCACTTAGTTTTTGTTTATGTTCTTTAGAAAGAGGTTTACCGGTATGGGCTTTTATTAAAATATTTATATGTTCTTCACTTAATTTTTTTCCCTTATTACCCTCACTTACCTTTCTTTTATGCTCCTCTGTTAAATGTTTACCTTTCCAATATAAATCTTCAGGATTGAATTTATAACCCAATTGTGAACCAGCAGTTGGACTCAAATTATACCCATATTTAGGATTATAAGACTGGAAATAATCCATCCAACATTGTTCCCTTTCTATAAGATTTTCTATAGGACAGGTTTCTATAACTTCAAATTTAAAGTTTTCTTCTTTATACATATTAAAAGCTCTTTGGAGGTAGTTATTATAATGGTTATTCTCTTTTAAACCTTTTAAATGTCTTTTCCATCTTTTAGGTATATTTTCAGAACTTCCAATATAAATCTTGGTATTAATAATATTTAGGATTTTATATATACCTGATTTCATAATAATTATCTACCTTTTTGGAACATGTGATATATAGGGCCATAACTGTCATAATTTTTCAAAATAGCTTCTACGATATATTTTTCTCCATCAAAACGCATACCTTTTGTACTCATAGCAACTTGTTGCCCAGTTTGGTTTTCTACATTTATATTTACCATCATATTAGGTTGTCCACCTAACATATTATTAGGGGTTATATTTCCGCTACTATTAGGTGTGAATAATTCTGGACCTTTTTCACCAACTATGTAGGCTTTGTTAAGCGACACAGAACCACCTGTAGCCATAGCTGGTATACTAACACCAATGAAACCTGCTATCATTCCACCTATTCCACCTGTACCTCCAAACAGTCCACCCATTACCTGTTTAAGTAGTATAGTTTTAAGTAATTCCATATAAATAGTATGTAACACATTTTTAGCTAAGTTTTCAAAATCCATAAAACTGTCTGACATATAATCAAAGAAATCGGCAAATGAGGCTTCCATACCAGTGGTTATATTCTTAGTAACGTCATAAATATGTTGACCTACATTATCCCATTCTGTAGATAAATCTTGAAATGCCTTTTTAATAACCTCAGTAACTCCGTCAGGACCTTCATAAACATACTTAATCCTATCTTTGTATTTAAGGTCTCTATCTTGTTTTTTATCTAAAGCATCCTGTTCTAATATATCTATTTTTTGTTGTATTTCCTGTCTTTTGCTTAACTCCTCTTCATATATTTTATTCCTATCTTCCGGTTTAGCATAATATAATTTACTTCCAGTAACATCTAAAAATAAGGATAACTCATTTTCTAAATTTGCCTTTTTACCTGCTAAAATTTCTGCATCAGACTTTTCTTCTGCTTTTTTCATAGCAGTATCGGAAAGTAATCCTTTTTCGTTAAACCAAGACATTACTTTCAATTTCATATCATTAGTTTTTTCTAATAAAGCTATAGAATGTTCCTGTTCTTTGGTTTCAAGTTGCATTTTCCAGTTTATATATTCTAAATATTTACCTTTATCAAATTCATAAGTAGCAACTAGATTATCTCTTTTTAGTTTATTGTTTTCAAAGCCAATTTCTAAAAGTCTACGGTCAATTACTGATTTATTATTAGCATATTCTTCATCTAATGCTGTAAGTTTTTCAACATTTTTAGCATCTTTACCTAAAGCTCCTCTTGCATGTTCATAAACTTCCTTCTCTTTTGCCAACTGTTCTTTTAAATTTTCTTCTTCTACTTTATTAGCATTAAGGGAAGCATTTAACTTACTATCCAAATAATCTTTAAAATCTGTATATCCTAATTTATAATTATAATCTTGTATACTTATTGATTCTTTTTCCTTATCTTTTTCAGTTTTTATCCTTTCTGCGTAATATTTATTAACAGCACCATGTAACTTACTATAAGAAACATCTTTTATTTTTAAAGGAGGTTCAGGAGTATTTAATTTCTTCTGTGTCTCTTCATAACTCATTCCAAGATATTTTTCTCTAAATGAATCATACTGTTCCTGAGCTTTTTTCACCATATCTTCTTGTCTTGTAAGTTCGGCATTTGGAGTAGGAGTAAACAAACCCACTCTTTTAAGTGTCTCTTCTTGATTTTTTTTAAATGTAGGTTTTTCCAGTTTTTTCTGTAAAGCAATTAATTTAGTTTGTTCAATTTCTAAAGCTGCTTTACTATTATTCATAGCGATTTCTACATCATTTACTCCCCCGCCAGGAAATAAATCTGTTCCTTCTTTAAATTTATTACTTCCTAAATTTTCTATAATAGCAGCATTGGTTTTTTCTGCTTGGACTATGGGTTCATTTTGTTTAGTTTTATATTTTTCAATTACCGCTATAGCAGTTGTTATAGCCATTATTGCTGCAAATATAGCTATATTCTTTGTCCAAAACACACTCATAAAAGCACTTAAATTAGTTAAAGCTATAGGAATTGATACAATAAATGCTAACATTGAAGAAAAAGCAGAAGCAACAAATCCGATTTTACTAATCATACTAATAAGAGCGCCAATAAATATACCCGATATAATAGTAGATAAAGTTGTAATTCCTGCTCCTGTTCCAGCAATAGCGTCAATAAGGATTTTAAAAGGAGAAAAAATTGCAGCAAGAGGAGAAAAAATTGCAGATAATACAGTTTTAAATGTGTTAAATACTCCTGCAAGAGCGGTAAATATAACAAAGGTTGCCTTTCCTGCTGACCCTAAATCTATTATATATTTACCAGCTAATACTGCCTTATCTCCAACTGCTAATAATGCCCCTAAAAGCATCTCATTAAGTATTCCTATAAATTCCTTTACCTGCCCAGAAGATGCCAAAACAGACAAAGATAATTCATTCCATCTATTTCCTAGCAATGTTAATTGTTTCCCAACAGTGTTAGCCATTACATCAGCAGATAATTTTAAACCACCTTGAGCTTTTCCTATATCATCTACCAAATCAATATATTTTTGAAGATAGTCCATTGCCGCTGTTACAGATTTAACACGTTCCACAGGAAATATAGTAGATAAAACAGATAACGCACCTATTGATCTACCACTACCTTCTGGAGATTCCCCCATAACTTTTTGTAAAGCCCTCATAGTAGGAATAAATTGAGAAGCCAAATCTTTACTTCTATCTATTGTTATTCCTAAATCGTCATTTAATCTTTTTAAATTTCGCGGTTTCATTAGACTTTCCATCATACCACGAAGAGAACGAGAAGCATTCCCAGCTTTACTACCTAAATCTGTTACAACAACTGATAAAGCCAACATTTCATCAATGTTAAATCCAGCTTGTCTTGACATTTCTCCTAAATGCTGGATTACCTGTATAAATTGTTCAGGTCTAATTACACCTCTTGCCTGCGCCCTTAACAACTTTTCAGTTATGGACATTATTTTTTCAGCTTCACCACCAACACCTTTCATACTATCTTTCATACTATTATAAATACCGGTAATAGCTACACCAAATTGTTCTGCATTGATTTCAGGAAAAGCTATTCTTAACTGGGCTAATTTAGGAACCATTTGTTTTACAACTTTTTCTGGAATACCAGCACCTATAAAAGACTCAACAGATTTAGCTAAATCTTCAAATTTAATAGGAATAGTAATTTTAGCTTTTCTAATTTCAATTATAAGTCCTGCTACATCTTTTTTAACCTCTTCTGTAACCTTACCAGAAGTTGCAGACCATCTAAGTAACTTAGCTGACCATTCATCTACTAATTTAAGATATTCAAATCCTTCTCTAAAAATTTGAGCACCAATTTGCATAGGAGCAAATAATAACATTTTGGTACCATACCATCTTGCTTGCCATATAACTAAGTCCGTAAACTCTTTTTTAAGAAACTGCATAGATAGCGAAAAATTTCTAATAGAAAAACTACCTTCCTTAAGACCTGCTACTACCATTTTTAGTCCCATAGCAGACCGTTCCATATCTTTATAAATACCAGGGTCTCCTAAACCCTTATTCTGTTTTAACCATTTATCCGTACCTTCTAATTCTGTTTTTGCTTCTGATATTCTTTTAGTAAAACCTACTAACTTATCCGAAGTTTGTTTACCAAAGGAGCGTTCTACAAACTCTGTAGCTGATTCTGCTTTAGGAAGAGGTATAGAGGTTAATGTATTTTGAAATCCTGTTATTTTATCTTGTGAAAATAAACTTTTAGACCCTTGTCCAGTACTTCTGGCTTGATTAGCAGTATTAAGAAGGCTAACTACCCCTTTTTGAAGGTCTTCTACTTTTTTGAAAGCTTCATCAACTCCAGAATTAAATCCTTTAAAAGTGTTTCCTAAATCTATACCTTTAGAGAAACTTGAGACATCAACAAAAAGGTTTTTTACCTTACCTTTAAATTCTTCAACACCTTTCTCAATTATCTCTACTTGTACCTGGAAATTACTTTTTGCTGTTGCCAACAGTTTTCTCCTTCTTTCCCTCAACTTTTATATCTTTATCACAAGAATTACAGTCTAAATCTTTTCCAGCAGCCCTACAAGCCCGACAATATGCAGAAACTTCCTCATTTCCTTCTTTAACACCTAAAAATGCCAGAACTGCCTCACGAAATGTTATATCTCTTATTTTATATTCAAGATAAGGTTTAATCTCGTCTAAGGTAAATCCCCAAACTATTCTTTCTCTTTTGGTAATGTCTCCACCTGTAAGGTTGACACTGAGGGTTTCGAGCCAACGGACATCTTCTCTCCCACTTTTTCCATCGTCTTTCCCATCTTTTCTATTAGTGAAGAGATGGGGACATAGTCGAAAAAATCTTCGACTACCTCAATAGTCATTTCAGGAGTTAATTCAAATTCAATGTCAGCAGCTACTTTATCTACATCTTTATCTTTTAATGAAACTCCAGGAACATGGAATAAAATAGCAAATGCTTTTGGCAACTTATCACCAAAAGCACTTATAAGATTTACCACATTAGCATCTTGTGGAAGTAAAACACCTTCCATTAACTTCATTAATTGGTTGATTTGACCTAGAACTAGGTTTTTGGCAGTATAGGTTACTCCACCTATATCATATTGATACCGCTCATTAGACATTTTCATGAATCTCCCCCTATATTAAATTTTTTTGAAGAAATTAAGGAGTTGGTTTTTACCAACCCCTTATTTAAAACTTTATTGTACTTGGCTTTGGGACTGCGTGTTCCATAAAATTAACCTAAAAGCTGAAGCTGAAGCTCCGTTATTGTAATAACCAATAAAAGGAAGTTCTACCATTATTCCTGCAGGTCCAGTTATTACAGGGTCAGCAGGAGAGTATAGCAGTTCATCAATCCAAATATCTAATTTCTCATTATAAGCTGCACCTGTTCCAGTACCCTGAGTTAATGTTACCTGTAAACTGGATTCTGCATTATTTACAGCCTTATTATACAAGGTTACATCTTGAAATAAAGCGGTAAGAGTTCCTGAAACTTTAACCAAACCTTCAGGTAAGGAATATCTAGAACCTGTACCGTCAATAACATACACCGAGCCATCAAGATTATTTTCTATAGAAATATCAAGTTTTGTAACAATACCTAAGGTTGCTCCACCTTCTTTAATAGTAGCCTGAAAATTATCAAATTGCTGACCTACCGCATCATCAGAATAATCTAAAGCTCCTGTTAATTTTGCTGAAACTGTGACAGTTTGTGCAGAACCCATTACAGAAAATACCGTTTCTATAAAACCTTCAGACGCAAAAGACATTTTCATGCTATTTATTTTACATCCAGCATATGTAAAATATTCTGGAGTATCCAAATCTATAAACTGTTTCTCTATGGTTAATCCTGGAGGTAAATCACTTATAACAAAAGTATGAGAGTAAGGACTAGCTCCTGTAGTTGAGAATGTTCCTAATGCGTGATAAAACATTTTACCCATATAAGGAGTCATTTCAACCGTTACATCACCTGTTACTTCTGAATTTCCTCTAACTGGATTAAGTGGATTTCTATTACCTCTAATTGTTTTAGACTCTATAAGATTCCTAGATAGTTTTAGAGATTCAGAAACAAACGGTAATACAAGAGGATTACTATTTGCTATTGTTTTAAACGTTGCTTCCGTACCTACTAAAAGTTTGGATTTGGATCCTTTGGCTTGTCCCATATTATTTACCTCCTTCTATATTTTCTTTCTTTGGATTCTCTACTACTTTCTCTTTTTTGGTAAAAATTTCCCTAATAGGTTCTTTCCAGTATTTGAACTGTCCACGCTTAACAACCAAATCAGCAATTTCATCATTGCTAACCTCTTTAGGAATACCTATTAAAAATTTACCAAGTTCTACAACAGTTAATTCTGGTGAACCTTCATCATAATATATTTTCCTCAATTATGCCTCCATATTTCCAAGAATATTTCTGTAAATTACCCTATAAGGAACCAACATTGCCTCAACCGACCTTGTGGGGTCAATGGTAAATAATTCAACTCCCACTCTTTCCGACCATTCTACAGTGTTAGAAAATTTATAATCAGCGTACATAGCAGAATGAATACTGTTTAAAATATCTTCCATATCCTTATCTTGGGCCCATACTTCAATTATTATACTCCAATCCCAAGTTTCACTTCCTATTACCGCATTTTCCCCATCAAAAAATTTAGTTTCTCTATCACTATAAATAAAAGCTGCGGGAAATGCCACTGTATCTAACTCTGTTGGAGGAATTCTTGTTATACCTACATGTTTAAATAGAACATTTCCTCCACTAGTTATATTCGTAATTATATTTTTTATGTTATTTAAAGTAATCTGTCTTTTAGTGGACATTTTTATTCTGCCTCTTTAACAAACCGGTCGATAGCTATCTGGGTAAATTCCAAAACCCTTCTTTGAACCAGGCTCTCCATCCTATCCTGTATAACTTCTGGAAAAACCCTTCTACGAACTCTTACAACACTTTTAAAACTCCAATTATCTCTCCTATCTTTATATTCTCCAGTTCCTTTACCATACCTAGGAAAAGATTTTCTTGGATAGACAGTATAACTAGGACTTCCTTTTTTAGGTATAGTTAAAAAAGGATGACCTTTAGGTGGTCCAATTAGTTTCCATCCATGTCCTATTTGAGTATCTAAATAAGGTACTAATTTATTATCAAATCCTACACCAAAATTTGAAGAGTATTGATTAACTTTTGTAAATAAAGGAACTACCGCTCTTCCTAATCTTCCACTTCTATACTTAACCCTACTATAAATATAATCTACTATTTCTTTAACTAATTTACTTTTAGAAGTCTGGGACATCCTTTTAAATATATAATCGTTTACAGCAATTCTTAATCCTTTCAGTTTTTCTAAACCTGATAAGTCCCAACTTTTTCTTTCTACATTAATTTTTAATTCTATAGCCATTATCTCTCACAAGGTGCTTTACGATACATTCTCAAAATATTTTTTACTTCCGGCAATAAATCCCCGGAATAAAAAGTTGCTATACTTCCATCTGGCATAGATGTTGAGGATAATCCTATATCTCTCCTACGTTTAAATACAAATGCTATTTGCAGCATTGTCGCATATTCAATAGCATCAGGTACAGTTAAGCAATAGGTAGTTTTATTCCCAATAACAGTTTCAGAAGCGGTATACCCACCTGTATAAGTAACAGATAGTTGTTTAGGTTCTATATAAAGAGATTTTACATAAAGTTCTATTAAACCTTCATCTCCCCATAAAAAATAATCATTATCTACAGTTTGAGCATTATCATCCAAAGTTACAGTTATAGTAACAGTTGAATCTACAGGATATCCTTGAAGATAATATTTCCTTCTTCCAGCTTCAAAATATTCAGTACGTTCAACTTTTTGTAAACCTCTATTGAGAAAAGTCTGGATTCTATCCGATACATATCCTATAAGGATATTCAAAAGTGCGTCAAATTCTGTACCAGAGACCTCAAGAAAGGCTTTTACGTTACTAAGAGAAACCAACTGTATTGCCAATATAATTACCTCTTTTTAGTTTGACCCTCTTTAACCATACGGTTAGAAGCAATATCTTCTATTTTTTTTTCTTCCCCGATACTATCGGGTTCTTTTGGTTTTTCTTCTTCCCTTTCTTTTCTTTTTTGTTTCCCATCTTCTTCCACCTTCCAACTTTGGGTTTTTCTAATGTAATCAGTATGGGAAGGGGGAACTACTTCCCCCTCTTTCCATATATCTAGACCTTCACAAGCTGTATATCCTTTTTTAACAACAAGCATAAATCCTCACTTTAATTTAGATTTGCACTTCTCTATGAAGCGTTCTATTAAACGGGATAGTTCCTTGCAGAACCGAGAATACCTACACAATCTACAGTAGTAAAAGGACCAGTCCCACCATTAAACTGAACAGTCATTTTGCCCCTTACATACTTATCTACCGAAGCCAGATTTACTGCAACTTCTGTATTGGTATAGGTATTTGTGATATTATGTGCTTCAGACGTAATATCCGTAAAAGTTACATCATCACTTGATTCCTGCACTACACAAGTTACCGTTACTCCTGTAGGTGTACCATAAGGTTCGTAGTTGCCAAACACAAAAACGGCAGATTCATAATTCGTTCTATCGGCACTTACACCTTCTACAGAAGTTGCAGTTGCTCCAACACCTATAGTTACAGGTGCAATAGAAAGAAAAGTGTTTATTGCATTTCCTAAGTCTCTCAACATATTTAGTTACCTCCTAAATTTTTTGGTAGAAGAGGAGGGTTAACCCTCCTCTCTTATTATGCGATTGTTGCGTCACTGACCAAGCAGAAAGATTCAGCGTGTCTTACCTGAACATCTACTTCCTGGATTATACGAATCCAAGTCTGGTTTTTCTCAAAAGCGGTAGAAGTTTCTTTAGAAGCCATAATTTCCAATCCGCCCCACTGACCTATAATTAACTCAGCCCAGTTACCGAAATAAATTTCAGTACAGTTTGTTGATGTGCTTTTTGTTAAGTTAATAGGAATTTGTGTAGTCATTTTATAAGGATGACCCATCCAAGAAACTAACGACTGGTCGGATACCATAGGTGTTACAACATAATCTCCACCGGTATCCGTAGAAAACTGTGCAATTTTTGTTTTTACAAGTCTACGTCTGGTTGCAGGGTGAAATACATAACCTAATTTTCCTCTATAAGCATTAGCTGCCTGTAGTGCATACTGCATGTCATACAATGTGTCAAACGTAGGTGCCCCGCCAGTAGTTCCAATAGCTACAGTGTTAATGCTAGGAGTGTTTGCAATACCTCTAGGTTTACCAGCAGCGCCAGTACCTCTAAGTGCGACACTATCGATCTCAAGAGCAAGTGTAAGAGCTATATCTCTTTTAATCATTTCTTCGACTGAAGGGTTAGAAAGTCTAAGCAATCTGTTAGACAATTTTACCATTGCAGCTACGGCTTTAGGGATTAATGAAATCTGACCAACAGTTAGTTCAGATTCGGGAATAGAATCATTTTCATCTACCCAGTAGGCTGTTGCTCCACCAGTCTGTTTAGGAATTTCTACAGGAACTCCAATAAGGTTATTCAATACTGTAGCACCCATACCTTGTACAACTGATTCTGCCCTAAGGTATTCAATCAGTTCTCCAATATACTCAGAAGGAACTATATAACCACCAGCAGTATCACTACCAACTGACATAGCTCTTTTTCTGGTATTTTCAAAAACCTCTCTTTCAAATCCTGCACTAGCCCAATCATTTGTTACGATTGCGTTAATAGCTCTCATAAAAGAAAAGCTTTCTTTGCCTTCATTAACTCCAGGAAGAGAAACCCTCCTAGGTGTAAGTCTCTGTTCAATATCTTTCAGTCTATCTTCATAGGCTTTTTGCATACCGGCAAGAGATTCCACAGTTTCGCTAACTTTGGTCATAGAATCTTTCTGCGTTTCTAACAATTTCTTAATTTCTTCCATAATAATTTTTCCTCCTATTATTTGTTTTATAAAAATATCTCCTTGTTCATAGCTTTTTAAGGCTGAACGGAAATTGTCTTTGCCATAAGGTTATCAGTTTCCTCAAGCAATTTTTTAATATAGTTTTCTTCGGTTTCTTTGGTTTTAGCTTCAATTTCTTTATTTTCAGCTTCCAAATCTTCCTCAGAAACTACTTTAAATTCTTTTATAAATTTACTAACTTCTTCAAATTTACCATCTATAGAAGTTTTTAACTCTGCTATAGCTTCTAAGACTTTCTCCATATCTTCCTCCTTTTCAATTTCTTTATCTTTTACTGAATTCTTGTATTCATTAAATTCTGTCATTAAATCATAAGTTAAATAAACTGATTGAAGTACGTCATCTCCATCTTCCATTGTTATAGGAGTATAACAATCTTCTTCAAAAGATTTACTATGTTTATCTACCCAAGCCTGGGCCTTTTCATGGGTCCATCCTTTAGATTTATCAAAAAGATAACCGGTTATTTTCTTACAATCAGTACAATAATGGGATTTAATTCCTTCTTTTTCAGATATTATTAAAGTTCTTATTTTATGACCACTATGTTTACCTTCTTCACCAGGTGCAGCTATGTGGACATAGTTTTCTGTATCAGGTTTAGTTTCAGTTTCCTCTTCTAAGTCTTTTACTTCTTCTTCCTCAACTTCCTTTTCTTCTTCTGTTTCAAATTTTTTAATTACTGAAGAATCCATACTCTTAACAAATTCGGTTATTTTTTTAGAGTATTCTTTATAAACCTCATCTTCTTCTTTTTCCATACTTCTTTGTAAAGCTAAAGGATTAGCAGGAACTAAAACTTGGGAAATTTCTAACAGTTCAACATCGGTATAAATCCTACAAGGTTTCTTTCCGGATTTAACATCTTCATCATACCCTTTATCCTCATATTCATGAGGAAGAAATCCTACGGAGTATGCCGCTGCTCCATTTTTGGCAAGAAAAAATCCCCAGTCCGCTTCAGGATTTCCACTTGAAGTGTAATATTTTGCTTTTCCTACAAGAGCGTTATCTTCTATCCATACTTTTTCCCATATTCCTATTTGACTTCTCAAATCAGAATATCTATGAGAACTTAACAATACTGGATGTTTCATAAACTGTTTTAATCTTTTTTTAAAAGCATCAGCTTTTATAACTTCCCCATACCTATCAATAGCTTCACTTGAAACAATAGCTTCGACTGTTCCCTTTTCCTCATCAAAACTTCTTACCTCTATAGGAATAAATTTACAAATTTTTTCCATATGTATTCTCCTTCTGTGTAAAAGAATTTAAAGAGTGTAATACTTTATCCATATCCTTTAACTCCTTTTCCCAAATAACTAAAGTATCATAACCGTAAGGTTTAAATATATCATATTTTCTACGTCTAAAGGATTTTTAAAAATATTTGTTGTTTGTATTTCTTCCAAAAATTCTCCCTTAATTTCTTAGGGATAATCCTATATAATTATACTTATAAAGGATTATCGTATATTTTCGCCAAAAGTTTAACAG